AATGGTGATTGTAGCGTAGTTATAGACGGTTGTATCTTAGTAAATGGTGATTGTAGCGTAGTTATAGACGGTTGTATCTTAGTAAATGGTGATTGTAGCGTAGTTATAGACGGTTGTAAAAACGTATTAATAAGTGGTAAAATAGTCTTATTAAGCGACTGAGGCGTTGGTAATAATGTAGTTTTAGCAAGCGACTGAGGCGTTGGTAATGATGTGGTTTTACCAGTCGGCTGTAAAAAAGGCGAAATTGAATGCAGTACAGCAGGAGGAGATACTTGCTGAGGAGATTGCTGTGATTTGTTAGCTTGAGGGCTACGCCGGAACAAATTTAAGAAAAATTGAATATCACCAAATACCTTCGGTAATTCACTGTTATTAAATTCTTGAGCAAAAGTCTGTTTTACTTTAGGCAAAAACTTTAAATTGTTTGCCGGGTTTGTCTGCATATATACAGGGGATGGCAGCGGTACAGAGCTTAAAAATGATTGGACTTTACCTAAAGTATTTTTACTATTTACGCCAAGTGAATTTATACTTTTAAGAATGTTGCTATTATTATAAATTGTATTACCTGCATTACTTAAAGTATTTTTACTATTTACGCCAAGTGAATTTATACCTTTAAGAATGTTGCTATTATTATGAATTGTATTACCTGCATTACTTAAAGTATTTTTACTATTAACAACAATTGCACTCATTATCTTGGTAATTTCTATTTTGGCATTTGTCAGTGCCTCCACAGCTTTCGTCCCAAAGCTATTACCAAAAATAGTCCCTATCGCCATCATGATTTTAGATGGAGAAGCAATACCAAATACTTGCTTAATGGCATCTATAACAGAGCCACCGAAATTAGTCAATAGTCCTAAAACACTACCAGCAGAAGAGAATACTCCTTTGCCAAATGCAGAGATAAAATTAATGCCTATATCTTTAAGATTTCCGCCTTTACTGAAAATATTTATAGCATTGTTAATGAAGCTACCTAGCGTCCTCATCATAGTGCCACCAGATGAAAATACGCCTTTGCTAAAAGAAGAGATAAAATTAACACCTATATCCTTTAGTCCGCCACCTTTGCCAAATGCAGAAATGGCACTATTAAATACATTACCTAAAATACTGTCACCACCAAAATCTTTTTTGATTGCTGATAACAATTTAGTCAATGGATGGGCAGGTTTATCAACTTCTTTTAAGTATTCCTGAACTTCTGGTTGCTGGGCAAACTGCCTATAATCACCACCGGAATTATTAAAAGCACGAGCAGCTTTTGCTTGTAATTCTTGTAGCTTTTCTGGCGAAACTGTGTGAGATTGAATGTATGGTTTCCCGCCTAGTGCAGCATGAATATTGTCCCCCAGCTCAAGTTCTTTGAGGTTGGGGTCGCTATTATTAAATGCAAATAAAACTTCATTTTTATCGTTTAATTTACCATAACCTTGATAATCATCTAAATACGTTAACCCTAATGATTGAGCTATCTTAGGATTTTTCATTAACATCTTATTAAATTTTGTAGCAAGTTTAAATGGTGTGTCAAACCCTGTCATTAAGTTTGTGTCATGAGTCCAGTCATAGACATCATTTATCTGTAGTCCCCCTTCTTTGTTGCGGTTATAATTAAATCCCCCTAACGTATAGTGTAGATTTTTAAATCCCGGTATTTGGCTAATATTATTCCCAACAGTACCATCGTTCATTTCCCATTGATCAGGAATCGTTGCAGAAGGCTTATTTTCTCGCATAGCCTTAAACTTGTATTCAAGCATTGATCTATACATCACAGCCATTTCCGCTTCTCTGGCTGTGCGCCCTTGTATCTTATGTACATCAATATTGCCTTGATAGTACGCGCCTAAATGTTTAACTGGTTCTGATATTTTCCCCAATATACCAGTATCGCCTAATGCAACCATAGCCGCGCCGATCATTGAGCCAAATAAACTTCTTTTTTCTTTTTGGTTACTCTTGTCATAAACATTCTTGGTAACGTCTGCCATGTTACCCACTGAGTTTTTAATTACGTCATCATAATTGCTTATATGTTCAGAGTTAAACTGGTTTAATTCTTTAGTACCAATGTCAACAGCCCCGGCTAACATCTCACTAGCATCGGATACATCAATAACGCCTTTTTTGATGCCTATAGCCAATCCTGACGCTATCATTAAACCCAATGCTATCATCACCTTTGATGGTGAACTGATACCCATGTTTTGCTTAATCTGGGATTGGATTGAATTGCCCAGCCCAGCGATCGCATTAGTAGCAATACCAGCATTCTTGAGTATACCCTGTTCTAATCCCTTGACAATATCCTTACCTGTCTCAACAAAATTAGCTACTGGTGCAAACTTACTTATAGCTGCATTACCTAAAGACGCTGCTGTTCCCATTGCCAAAGCCCCAGCGTTGTACAGGTTAGCATCGTTGCTACCGTGCATATCAGGAACTACTTTTAAGCCACCACCAAACATTTTTAACGCTTCAGCGCGTCCTATTTTATTTGCTTTTAAATATTGAGGAAGTACATTTTTAAATGTACTAGCGTAATTCAGAGTAGAGTCTTGTTGTGTTTGTTGCTTAGTATCTTGGTGTGCTTGTTTTAAGGACTTAGCGATCGCCATAGTTCTGAAAGCAGCTGCTACACCGTCGTTAGCAGACCCTATGGGATTAGTAAAAGCTTTTAATCCCAGTGGGGTAACGAGTTCCGTACCAAATTTAGCGATATTAACTAAATGGTCAACAGCTTCTCTGGGTTGGGTAAAAGTCTTATCTGTTACTGCGTCTTTAACAAAGTTTTTGGCTGTCCCATAAGTAGCTTGGAATAAAGTCTGATCTGGGTTAGCTGCATGATGTTCCCCAACCTTGTCAAGCATATTTAAGCCAGTGCTAGTGGCGGACATAGCAATCATGGCTTTGTTGCTAATGTCGCTTAAATTGGGTATCATGTACGTACCCGCCAAGCCTAAGCTAGATAAATCATTGAGAGGGTCAAATGCAGATTTAACGGTTGTCACCATTTTCCTAGCACCCTCGGACACTTTGCTGTTCCCCTTCTGCATCCCAAAGAACAACCCAGAAGCTATCATCATCCCAATCTCAAACATCACCCAAGATGGAGATTGGATTTTCATCTTAGCTTCAACAGTTTTAATTAGGTCATCAAGCATCTTCCTGGCAACATCAGACACGCCATCAGAGCCATGCTTAACACCTTTTGCTAATCCTGCGTCAATATCAATACCTAATTGTTGAGCTAAAGGCGCATAGTGGGTAAGCTGCTTATCAAAAATACTTTTTTCTTCTGTGTTTAATTTATCTATCAAGCCCTTGGCATTTGTTTGTCTGGCTTTGACTTGAGACTTGCCTTTGGCATGAGCTTTGCTAAGATCGCTGTTAATTGTTTTGTTAAAACCAGCATCTTGGGCTTGTTTGGCAATACCATCTATGTCTTGTACCGCAAACTTGGTATTATCTATAAATTTTTTAATTTTCTCTTTTGTAGCTTTAATTTCTGCTGAAGTTCCCGTTAATTTAACTATGTCAAACTCAGATTTTAATTTTTTATATTCTGCATTAAAATATTGATTTATGCCTGTAAATGAATCACTAACACGCTTTAAAGATATTTCTTTTTGCGCTTTTATTTCGTCTGATTTTTTGGGTGTTCCTAGCTGGAATGATACTAATTCTTCACCATTCTCTTTAGCAGTTGCTTCAGCATATTGTTTAGACAGATCAACATTTTTTAATGTATTAGTTTTTATAGCTTCAAAGTGCTGCTTTAACTGCTGTGGTACTTGACTTGCAGTAGTTTCGATAGGCAGTAATTCAAGTTCTGGTTGTGGTTTTTTGGGAACGTTTAAAGGTGATTGTATGGGTGTCACTGGATTTGTATTAGCCGCAAAATTAGCCAGTGCATTAACAGCATTATTCAGTATTTCAGCAGCATTTTCTAGCTTAATTGCTGCATTCTCTAGTTTAATTGCAGCTTCATCAGATTTAGTTTCTTCCTGCTTGCTATTAGGCGCAGCAGGATCGGATTGAGCGGTTTTTTTCTTACCTAATAATTCACTAACAACATCATAAGTATTTGGGAGTATTGTCTTCAGCACTGGTTTTGCTGACTGCTTTCCAACACTTGCAATTTGCCCAGCAGCAATATGTCCAACAAATCCAGAAACTACACCAGGAACACCTACGGCATTAAGTGTACCGCCTATAACATTACCGATTTGTCCAGAAGCAGCATTAACAGTATTATCAATAGTATTATTAATGGATTGAACAACAGCATTTTGAATATGCTGCTTAATAGTAGTATTTGCTTTATTAATAGTATTGACTAAGAAATTATCATTATCAGGTGTTTGTGTGTTAGTTGCTTGTGTGTTAGTTGCTTGTGTGTTAGTTGCTTGTGTGTTAGTTGCTTGTGTGTTAGTTGCTTGTGTGTTAGTTGCTTGTGTGGTGGATGAATTTTTATTAAAATTCCCAATTCTATCCATGCCTATAGCACGTTGGTTATACAGTCTATGGAAAGCACTAAAAGCGTCTTGCCCAACGCTAACAGCCTTTTCTCCAACAGTTTTATTTGCGTCCTCTTGGGCTTTCTTCCCTGCACCAAGCAAGCGCAATAGTGAATTAGTTGCAATCCTGGTTGTAGTGGTTATATCAGAGCCAAATGTATCTATAAGGCTGTTGTTAATACCTTTGCTAATACTCATCCCAAAGTCACCGACAACCCCATCCATAACGGACGTAAATAAGCCTTTACGCAAGACCCTCTCTTCTGTCGGTCTTTGTTTTGATTTCTGCTCAGAAGAGGCTTGAGTTGCTTGGTTTTGTGTACCATCTACTGTAACTGTGGTATTTTGTGGTTGACCACCTTTCTCTGAGTCAAAAGTATCTGCAAAAGCTAAACCAATACCTTTACTAATGTCAGCGATAACACCAGATGACAAACCTTCCAGAAACACTCTTGTGGCTCTTGCCGGAATGGATTTCCCTTCCGAACTTTTCTTAGATCCAATAGCACTAGAAATGGCACTGGATGACAGTTCTTCTAGGAAAGCTCTGGCAAAGTCTTCAACCGTAATTTCTTTGGTAGAAATGCGTTTACTTCCTGTCGCCTTTTCATTAACCGACTGGGATGGCTGTTTTTGACTAGGCGTACTCTCTTGGGTAACACGAGTCTTTTTAGCCTGTTTTTCAGCTTCAGCGGTAATCTTGATATTCTTAGCAGACAGGTCTTTTATTCTTTGTTCAAAAGCATCAATGCTTGATGTATCAACTTCAAACTTAATTGGATTATTACCAATCTGATCGTTGATATATGCAATCTTGTCAGTAACACTATTTAATTTTTCTTCTAAAATATCAAAACTTTTTGTATCAACATTTGCAGTAATTGGGTTATTATCAAAATACGTATTAACCTGTTTAAGGTGCTGTACTTTAAGATTTAAGTGTTTATTTAAATCAGTGAGTTGACTATCATCAACACTAGGAGTAATAGGATTATTATTAAAATATTTATTAACTTGCTTAAGGTGCTTTTCTTTAGTATTTAAGTGTTTACTTAAATCATCATTCTTCATGGATTTATCATCAACACCAATGGTTAAATCCACACCTTTAAATCTATTCTCTATCAATAATGCCGCTTCATAAGCCTTCTTCTTAGCCCGTTCCAAAGTCTTTTCTAGCTCAGAAGAATCAGCAGATAACTCTACAATTAATTCGCCTAAATTCATAATATTAACTCCTATAAAGAAAAAGATTACAGACTAAGAATATTAATCTGTAATCAAGAAAGTAGCAGATTCAAAGCTGATAGAACCGGAGCGGGCAACCGATTGTTTTTGATAATATCCTTAACAATGTTTTCCGTTGCTTGGCTAATCTTGCGGGTATCGCCTCTAATATCGTCAGGAAAGGGTAGCAAATCAATAAACTCCATGTTGGGGTCAGTGTCTTTTTTGAACCCGTTAAACAATCCCGTCCAACCGATTGCATGAACCCGTCCCTCAATATTAGCCTGTTCCCTCCGGTGTTGTTCAAGTGCCTCAATGCACTCAAATACTACGTGAATGGGTTGATCTAAGAAACTATCCCAGTCTCTAAATCTGGGGTCAGAAACTCGGTAGGACTGGATTCGCCAGTAGATACTTCCCCAGTCAACTGAGGAACTGGTAGCTGCTCCCCCTCAGTCACAGGTACAGGTGCTGATTCTGGTTCTACTTTCCACCGACTACGCTCGTTCTCATAGAATTTGTAAATAGCAGATACAAATTCATCACTACAGTCTTTAGTGTCTTCTTCAGACCACTCATCTGTACCAACTACGTAAGACTTAGTTGAGTTATTGTAAAGAAACCCTACAGTCATGGGTAAGTTTTCCGCTACAGGTTGAACTCTGATAATTGAATCTGTATCTGAGGGTTGATAGTTGCCCAGCACAGTGACTAAACAATTGCCAAAGCGAATTACTTGTCCATCCTGTAATGGGAAGTGGGTTGAAGCAACGGAAATACTTGTGGAATTAAAAAGTACTGATGATGTAAGTTCCACTGGGAAAGCTACCCGTTTTTTAATGAACAGAGTAGCCACAGCAATAGACACAGAAGCACTGTCAATGGAACTCAGAGCATTTAGTTCAGTGAAGTCTTCAATGTAGTCGTAAATGACATCAGAGTTATCAACTTCAGTCGCACCATCAGCAGACCGAGTAGGAGAAAGTAATTCTTGGGCTTCTGCAATTGTGACACCACGATCAACAGAAATCTTTTTAACCAGCTTAGACGCAATAATAGCTGCTTTTTGACGTTTAGCATCAATGCTATCAATGTCCCTAGCTTCACCGACACTCAAAGAACCGCGTTTTTCTAAATAGATAATTCCCGTGGACTCATTACCCACAGGAATAACTTCATATTTGGCTTTCTTGTTAATTATTGGGCGCATAATTCAATCTGTAAATTGTCTTGGGAATCTGCTAAGAGTTGATAGGTTGCTACCTGTTTAACGGAATCAGGAATCTTGATTTGATAAGAGGAGTAGCGATCAGAAACGGTAATTTGCCCTGACAACCCTCCTCTAAAAACTGCCGCACCGCATAGCAACCTATCTTCATCAATGCGGCAGTTAATGAGGATAGCTAATAAACCAGTGCTATCCTTGAGAACTTTCATTACAAGTTATAAACAGGGAATCCGGTACTAGAACCACCAGAAGCATAATAAGCAGGAGTCCAGGATATTTCATCTTGAAACTCTAACGTGAAAGTATATTTCAAGACTTCCATCTGTGTTGCTGGCATAGTCAAAGCCGTTACTTTAGATGCACCTTCCAGTCTTGCGCCGTTGGGATAAGTAGCGATCGCGTACAATTCCCGGTTCATAAATACAGGGTCAAAAAATGTCCGTTTAACAAATTGCTCTAAAGCAATATCACCAACGTATTCAATGCCTTCCACAGTAAGTTCTCTTTTGGTGCGGACAATAGCAGAACTAGTACCACTACCAGACTGAGCGTGAGTAGTGTCTACTACAGTGGGACTAAGTTGAGGACCAAGGTTGGTAATCCCTAGTACAGGAAACATATCCTGAACTAATCTAGCGGTAGAGTTGGCCGGAATAGTATCCAAAAGAGGTGCGACCGTTAAAGACACTGCGGTAGTACCAGTTAAAGTAGCATTAGACAATACTAGTATTTGCTGGCGGATTAAAGGATTAGTAGGTGCAACAAAAGACAAAGAAGTACCAGCGGCAATAGTATAAGTGACACCAGTAGTAGCACTAACACTAATATTAGTAGCACCCTCTAAAGCACCAGCAGTACAAGTTAAAGTAGTGGTAGTAACTGCACGGGTATTTTCTGGTAACATTTTAACATCAAGAGTAAAGTTTTGAAGAATTACGGTTTGGACCGGACGATTAGCTAAAGCCATTTATAAACTCCTAAGCAATTACAAAATAAGTGTAAACAAAAAAAATTAAGCACTGCGAGTAACACGGATTGCATTGTAAAAAGCATCAAAATCAATACTAGGTACGTTACCTGATGAATCAGTGAGGTTAATTGCTGTGGTAGCATTAGCCACAGTCCCAGCAGTGTTTCCAAGACTGCCATCATAAAAATAGATGGTAGGGCGAATGGTGATTACAGAACCGGATTTTTGATAAAGCAATCTAATTCCCCATGTAGTAGGAGAAATTGAAGGTGGTGCAAGCTGTATTGTAGAGCTATTGGCGGTTGTACTACTTACAGTTGCGTTCACAGTAATAGTGATAGAAGTAGTGCTATTGATAGTCAGCACAGTGTTAGCAGCAATAGTACCACCGCCAGCCGTTACTGTAACTACATCACCAACACGCACATTAGCAAACCCGTTAGCAGTGGTAGTAGTAATAGTTGCACTACCGCTGGTAATATTGCAGTTGGCAACAGTGAAAGTGCTAGGGGTGATGCTGCCGTGGTTAAAAGGCAAAAAGAAAGATTCTTCAGCGGTAACACCAACACCTTCTACTTCTACTGCTGTACCTGCGGTAATTACAGCGGTAGTAGCATTGGTTGTAACAGATTTTGGTCTACTAAAATCTAAGTTAATTGGCATAATTTTTAAGTGGTTGTTACATAACTATGGGGTCAAAAATGACAATCCTGCTTTGTTCTAGTATATCAGAAGTAGCGGGAATGTGTGTATAACGTAAGACTGGAAACCGTCTCTCTATCTTAGCGATCGCCGTTGGTAAATTAGAATTTTTTACCCAATTACGCAGTAGAATTTCCCATTGTTGAGGCTTATATCTTAACCCAGCGCTGGTAGCTTTAGCCGCAACATTAGGGGTTTCCTTAATCAAACATTCAAGCCCGTTACTTGCAGATGGTGGTTGAGAAGAACTACCGTATACCCAGATTGAAGGCAACCCATTAGTATAAGTACCCAACTCAGTAGCCAGTAGCGTTGCCAGAATTTTTCTGAGGTCAATTGCTTTCATATTGCACCTCGTAAGAGTCTTTCAGTTCCCCAGTGTCCACAATGTCACGGGGTGAACCAACTACATCCCCACTCTTACGGACGGTGGTGCGTGGCCATTGCCAACGGACATCCTCAAGATTTGCCTGACAAGCTTCACCAAACCCTTCAGACATAGCCATAAAGGCTTGTTTAAAGTCCTCACTTTGGTTAAACCCGTCAGCATATTCACCCAAAAAATCATACTCATCAATAGCAGCACCAACCCAAGGACGGGCTGGGTTTTCAGAGCCATTAGAGAAAGTCGCACCTTCATGGACAATTGCTGCATGAGGAGCGGTCCAGGCGTGGGTAGCAGTGAGTTTTCGGGGAATTTTAATACTTTTCCAATTAGCTACAACCATAATTATACCCTACTTGCTATAGTTAAACGACCCTCAACGTATCTTTTTCTTACTTCTAAATAAGTTGCAATTCGGTTTTGAGGTACAGGAATAAATTGCCATTGCCCTGTAACCATACTACCACTTGAATCAGTAAGTACAGCATCAGCAATTAATTGATAATTAAAAATTAAATTATTCCAATTACCAATCATTCTTCCTTTCAAATAGATAATATTTCTACCCATTTGAGCATCTTCAAACAAAGGCTTAAAATCCTTCTTAGCAGATACAGAAGCTTGAACAATCACAGTAGAAACTGTTTCAATCCTATTCCCCACAGCATCCTCAACAAAATGACCATTACCCATTTGAAAGGTTAATGTTAAGTTAGAATTAAAGGGTTCTAAATATCCAATTGTTTGGTTTACATAAGAGGAAATCATGATTTTATTCAGTAACTTTATTGTCAAGTATCCAGAATTTGCGGGTGAAGAAACCAAGTTTAATTTGTTCTTACCAGAAGCACTTTTAGAAGTTGAACTGTACCATTGGGGAACTTTAAAAGACGTAGCAACTGAGTTATTGACCGCTCACAAAATTACCTTAACTAAACAAAGTACGGGTAGTGATTACAGTACGGGAGTCTTAAAACGCTTAGAAGTAGATGATGAGTCTTACAACATTGAGTTACAAAGTGTTCCCGATAGCTACGGACAAAGTAAGTACGGACTTGAGTACCAACGACTGTTAAAGATAGTCACAAACACCAGTCCAGAATCAGCGTCACCAACCAAAGGTACATCCATGTTTGGGTTTAGGGGAAACAGCCCAATCAAGTGGTCACAATCTAAATAACTGTCAACGCAGTGGCACTATTAGTACTTCTAGCCCCGATAAAACGAGGGTCCATCACAAGAGGAAAGCCACGTCCCGCTACAGTGATTTTTTCTTGAGGTGGTTCTTTGCTGACGACTTCCGTAGTAGTTACCAGCCCCCCAGCAAAATTGTTAGAAGCTGTGGGAACAATCGCCCGTTCAATGTAGTTATCAAGAGCAAAGAAGTAATAATCAGCAGGGACATAGGTTTTCACTTCTGTGCCTACACGACCTGAACCGCGCTGATAGTAAACTGCATCAGAAACAATAATCTCAATGTTGGGGTTTTGACCACCACCTGCTAATAATCGTTGTCCAACCACACCACCAATTTCCTGTAAAGACGGAGGTGGCAAAGCAGCTACGGCACTGGCATTAGCCGCCCCTACTTCTACAATCATTCCCTTAGCCCGTCCCACAATTTCCTTGGTGCTAGTTTGGTTTCTAAGGTTGTTGGCAGTTAGCCTAGACATAACAATATAAGGAGGAAACCTTTTAACACTGTTGTAGTAACTAGACAAGTGGCTCACCAAATCATCAATACCTGTAGCTGTGGTTGAAGCAGACCACACAGCAGTACCCGTCAAAGCAGATGGTAAATTGTCCAAAGGGATTTGACTTCTGTAACTAAGAACTGCTGATGCTCCTGATGTAGGGTCAGGATAGTTGCATTGTCCAGTACAAGCAATCAGCAAAGTTAACACAGTGTGTAAGTTAATAACAGACTGGGTAAGCAGTGCGGGTACGCCTAAAAAGATATTTCTAATAGCTTCAGACGCTTGGGCGTTACCGGACATAGCCAAGCGTTCCGCCTGTTGAGCAAGGTTAAAATCCTCTTCAGTAATCAATCTAGATTTAGCCAGCTTAAAATTACCAAAGGTTTCTTGAGTCACGCTAAGACGTTCTACATCTTGGGGAATAGCACCATCAGTAGCTACCACATAAGCAAGAGTAGGAGTATAAGCCCGCATTTTGAGCAACGCTAAAACCGGATCACTATACTGAACAAAAGGAAAAAAACGATTCAAAGCAGGGTCGGGATAACCGTCAGCATAGACTTCACCAGTGCTAGAGACAGTTGCCAATTGCAAGTCAATAGCCCGCTGAACCACGCCCGGTTGTGAGTTGATTAATTCAATAATTGAAGGCATAAATTACACCAAACGAATTTCAGGATACAAAGCAGCTAGTTGTCCATCCATATAAGGCAACCTAGACCCATAAACATCGCCTTCTAAGTAGAGAGCGTAATTCTGGCTTTCTCTGTACAGCAAATCTATGGGAAGTTCAGGAGACAACATTCCTAAGTTTTCCGGTGAACTAGCAGCCACACCTATAGGCATACCCAAAGGCACGGATACAGAAGCCGCACTAATGGTAACAACATCTGTAACTGTGTTAACAGCGGAAATTGTACCTATAGCTGCGTTGGGAGCAAATACAGCCGCAGAAGCGGTAGCTGCGCCATTAGTACCAGTGTCAGCAGCAGCAAAGCTGTAAAGACTAGTAAAATCTTTTGCCCAAAAAACAATTACAGTGTCAGTAGCACCACTGGCTATAGACAATCCAGAAACCAGTCTAGAAGTATAAGAATTAGCAGCGATCGCTCCAATAACCTTAGTAGCCACGTTAGTATTGGCTACTGCAACTGTACCAAGATCACCCGCAACTAATGTATAACCAACTGCAACGCCATTGATAGTGATTGTAACCGTATCACCAGCAGCCCAAGCAGTGCTAGAAATGGTTACTCTTACTGAAGGTGCAATAATAGAGAGAACATCAGTAGGTATGAAAATACCAGCATTGCCAACAGGGAAAGAAATACTGGTAGCACTAGCAGCAGTAGCGGTTCTGGTAGTCATACGGGGTAAAATCCGATTACCAGCCAATAAAGCCGAAGTTCCACTACCAGCAAAGAAACCAGGAGCAAAAGTTTTAACCAGCTTACGGATAGCCCCAGTAGATCCCGTTGCATAGGCTTCATTTAAGCGGGTGTATCGGGTAGGGGTTGTTTCTGTCGCCCGTGCTAATACAGGAAAAAACCCTGATAACTCATCGTCGTAAAGATACGACTCATAACGCATAGTCATAGTATTAATCTATAATTGGTTTAGATTGACCTAAAGATTGAATAATCTGTAAAGCCCGTGTTTCTAAATCAGCAGGATTAGACTGACCAGCATTGACAATAGGCTCAGAAATTGACTGTTTCAGATTAAGTAAAGGTGCGGTTCTCTTATTGATTAATTCAAGATGAAACTCAATATAACCCAAGCGATCGCTCTTGGTATGATGGGCAATATCGCTACTAGGTGTTTCAGAGAATAAATCTCCAAATTCAACAGCAGCTAGTTTACCTTCAGACACCAAATCTTCAGCTTTTTGACGCAAATCATAGTAGCGAGACACCACTGATTCCCGCTTTTCAAAAGCAGAAATAACAGCAGTTTTTTCCTCAATTGACTTGCTTAGAACTTTGATTTGTTCACTCAGTCTATTGTTTTCATTGGTTAACAAAACCTGCTTTTCAGACAAGAAAGCATTAGTGTTATTCGCTTCTGTTAAAGCAGTTTTAACCGCCATTAATTCCAAATCGGTTCTCTCATTCATTTTTTGATTGGGGTTGAAATTGGGATCTCCCTTAATAGAGATATCATCAAAACATACAAGAGACTTTCCGTATCCAACTGTTGGGTCCGCCGGTATGTCTTCAGAAGATATTTCCAATAAAACTATCTTTGTTGCTTCTAAGAGGGCTTTCTTTGTCAGCATAACGCAACCATCCTTATCAGTAGCGTATTCTGCTGGGGTGATGACACGGTATTCCTCTACGGTATATCCAAAGCTGATACCTCCAGAAGTACCATCTTCAATGTCAGACATGAATTGTTCTGCTAAACCGTTCCTAGACAGCTTCACAGTTGCCATGCCGCGATCGCCGTCCAGCCCGACTTCAGTAACAATGCCGATTTTTTGACCACGTGCATGATTTTTCAGGAAAGGACAAGTTTTATTAGAAACTCTTGTCAGATCCCAGTTACGAGCATCGTGGGATAATTGCTCATCAAAAACGACACTAGCACCTTCAGGTAAATCACCATAGAGAGAATATCTTTCACAGATATTACTCTTAGAAGAAAACGAGAATCCTAAAGTTCTTGCATCCCGATTTAATAGCAAATCAGAACTTAAAACTTTAGTTAAGATAGTTTTATTTTTAGTTGTATTTGGCATAACTAAAACATTTAAAACTGCTTTTAGTTTAACCGTTAAGCTAATTATTCAACTTAAGTAAATCTGCGAAAAAAGCGAGAATTAACGGTTTTCTTTGATATATTATTAGTGGTGTAAATAATTAATATAACAGTCATGATTGTAGAACCAAATAGCTTTGAAACCTTGTCCACAGAAGGGAAAATAGGAATCTTAATTTATATAGCTCGTGAAAAAGCAGGAATGTCCAGGAAACAACTAGCAGCAAAAATTGATAAATCCGTCAACGTAATAATTGCCATAGAAGACCTATTTAAAGGACAGGACGGCAGAAGACAAACCATATCATTTAGTGAGATTGAATCAATTGCCATTGCTTTAAATCTCCCTATTCAATCCTTACTCCCAAAAAACGTATATTGACAAGAAAAAATCTAGCGACATTGAGGCGATCGCTAGATTCACGTAACCAGGTATGCTCGTTACCATTGTAGCACAAATAAAAATCCAGTGACGTTGTAGTGATCGCTGGACTGACTTGATAGTAACAAGAGGTTCTATTTTCATAATTATAGCACACAAAAAATCAGTGGCTATAATTCCACTGATTCCGCTAATTCACGCACTTGACTATATTATAATCTAAAGAGGAAATATGAACAAAAATACTGAGATACCGGTAGAAAGTTTCTTAAATACAGATGTAACCTTTAAACGTACAGCAATGCTATACAAAATACTTAATAACAGCAAAGAAGCATCAGCAACACGAAACATTGCCATTAACTCTGATTGCAACTATGGAGATCATAGCTTCAAAGAAAATCAGCACATTATTAATGAAATCACAAAACGCTTAGATAAAATATTAGAAGGCTTTAAACAGCAAAAAAGAGTTCAGCGTTTTTATGAAGCGTCTAAGCTATTTGATGAACACAACTGAAAACTTAGGTAAATCACATTAACTTACCTAGACACAATTAAAAATATTTTATTTCACCGAAAATAGTAGAAGTATTAGTAGGGTACTTCTGCTATACTTCCTAGTGGTTTATCAACTAGCTTAGACGTGAGTGATATAGCTTGTTGGGCTATTTGTCCTGCTTTGACTAGCATACGTTCCCAAACCATCCTAAACAAGCCTTTACGTCTGGTCCACTTCCAGATAATGACTTTAAAGACTGGGGTTGGTTCAACATTTAGCGTTTCAATAATCACATCACCATGTCCATGACAATTGCCACGAAAGTCGCTGGTGACATGAAATAAGGCATTGTAGAACTGAACCATCATCATGCCACCGTGTTCAGGCATACACTCAAAACTGGAAACATTCTCTGAATGTCTTAACTTCCAATTAATTCTGTCCCTACGAACCTGATCAAATACCTGATAGAAAATCAGGATCTTGGGAATATCAACCCGTTCTAAAACCGGGGGGGTGGCTGTACCTTGTCCTTCCACACCATTAGCCGCACCCCAAGCCGCGCCCTTGGGACGGGAATCAATATCAAACCAGAACAAACCCCACTGGATATGGAGTTTCCGATAAGTTCTTAAAGTGGTTTTATTATAAAAAGCACCTTTCCAGTTGCTTGTCAAATAATCTTCTAAGTATTTGTGAGCGGACATGATATTCACATTCTGGTCTTTACTACAAAGTAGCAAGTTCTTCCAGTTGTCTAAGTCCATATTCTTGGCATTGACTCCATAATCAACAGCAGCCCGCCACATTAAGGCGTTGAGAATACCCATGTGAGTGAATAAAACCCGGTCAGTCAGGTCATTGGCGATCGCATAAGCCAACTCCTTAATCTCTCCTACTTCCTGTTCCGTTAAAATCGTTTCTACTACTTGATTTTTCATAAACCATGAGTTACCATTTAATTATGTTGTAATTTGTAATGAAATTAGGTTTACTAATTTCCCAACGCTGTAGCAGTTGACAGACATCAAACCGCTACAGCGTTTTTGTTTTTGTAACCATCACGCTTTTAGTTTAACACAGCTTTTTATCCCTGTCAAGCTAATTAGCTGGTTATTTGCTGTACTTTTAACAAATTCTCAATATTTAACTACAGTATCTTACTGGCAAACATCCATATCAAGAGAATTTAATTCCAAAAAGACAGTTATTATCTATTAATAAGATAATGTAGCCAAATATTTAAACCCTTTATTTTTCAGCACTTTCAAGCTTGACAAGAATATTAATATCATGTTATAATACTTAAATAAATGTAGTGAGTAATTTATGTTTACCCACTACACTAATAATCTTGTTTAACCAACCTTACCATCATGATAGCACAATTAGAACTGATTAAAAAAGAAATTCAGACACCTGTTCTTAGAGATTACCAAATTCAATTTATTAAAGACGTTTACGATCAAATACGTGCTGGGTTTAAGCGTATACTGGGAGTATCCGGCACAGGTTCAGGTAAAACAGTAATAGCGTCTAAAATAGTAGCGGACGCTGTTAAGAGAGGACGTAAAGTATTGTTTATTGTCCATTTGGATGTATTGGTAGGACAAACTTACGAGAAATTTGCAGCATTTGGGGTAGAGTGTGGATTCATTAAAGCTGGTTGGGCAGAAAATAAATCTGCTTTAGTGCAAATAGCATCAGCCCAAACCTTACCCCGGCGGACATGGTGGAAAGAGGAATTTATTCCCGACTTAATTATCTGTGACGAAGCCCACGAGACTACTTGGATATCAGTAGTTAGTCAATTGATAGAAGAAAACGATAAAGCCATGGTGATTGGTTTAACAGCCACGCCATACCGACTATCCAAAAAGCAGGGTATGGCAGATAAATATGATGTACTGGTAGCTGCTCCTACCCCTGGCAAACTAATGCAGCGAGGGTTCTTATGTTCACCAATCTACTATGGAATCAACCCTCCCGACTTATCAAAAGTCAAGACCATAGCTGGGGACTACTCAGATACTGGATTAAGTGAAATTATGAATGATAGCCAGGTACTTGACTCAATGTACAACAACTGGGAACGGTTGGCTAGTGACCGTAAGACCATAGCCTTTGCTGTTGACGTTGCTCACTCCAAAGCGATCGCCCAAAAGTTTAACGACAAAGGCATAAAAGCAGAACATTTAGACGGAAGTACACCAATACCAGTTAGACAGCAGATGTTTAAGCGTTTAGCAAATGGTGATACACAGGTATTATCATCTTGTCAAGCACTGCAAATAGGTTTTGATTGTCCACCTGCTAACTGTATATTAATGTGTCGTCCTACTAAATCCAAATCAATCTACTTTCAACAGTTAGGACGTGGGTTAAGACCATTTCCAAGCAAAGAGAACTGCATGGTATTGGATCAGACTGGGAACGTCAAAAGGTTTGGATTTGTAGAAGATATTGAGGTATTTGAATTAACTGAAGGGAAAGAATCACAACAAGAAGCACCTAAGAAAGATTGCCCTGACTGTAACGCTATCCTGACTAATTTCACCATGGAATGTCCCCACTGTGGCTATCTGTTTCCCAAAGAAGAAGTAGAAAAACCATTAGGGGAGATGAAACAATTCCAAAAGAAAGCCAAAAAAGCAAAGCCAGAATCAACAGACGATCCACTATGGAACGAGAAAGTAGAATTTATCAGAAACTCACTGGCTACTGTTTGGAGACATAAAATGAAACCAGGTTGGGTGTATTATAAATTTGCCGAGAGGTTCAGTGGTGAACAACCCAAAAAAGAGATGTTTCTTCATGGTATTTTTGGTGACACCCCAACCCAGAAGGATAAAGATGAATACTGGAAATTTCTTGCATTCAAAAGTGGCAATGACATGGTTTATGCCCGCAGATATTACTTATGGGAATTTGGGGAAAATAGACATGGCATTGCGTAACATTGACCATTACAAGAATAATGTCATGTTATAATATATTAAGATGCACCTTTACAAACTACTAAGTAAACCTTCTTTATTTAGTAGTTTTTATTGTGTGAAAATTCAGTACAAAAATTTATTGACGATATATAAATAAGATAGACTATATTTATAGTTCAGGAGACAAAGCAATGGCTACTTTAACATTTGGCAAACACAAGGGACAAGACATTAAAAATGTTCCTTTAAAATACTTAGAGTGGGGTTTTAACAAGCTACAATCTATTAAATGGAAAAACAATTTAACACTGAAATTCAGCGTCGCCAGGCTGAAGATGACGCTAAAGAAGCCTTCATTTTAGAAAATATTGATTCCCAAGAAGTATGGGAATTACTTCTTATGGAATCCGCTTCTGAATTATATGAAAAGGACTACAGGAGTCAATGCGTTTCTATACAACGTGAAATACGGAAAATCGCTGAAAGAAAATTATTGATGTACGAAGAAAAAGCGATAAAATTAAAAGCTGATGTTGGCTTATGCGGTTTGAATACTGAAGATGATCAAGAACCTATATACAATCAACTGATGTTATTTAATTAGTCTTAAATCCTTAATCATTTAAAATATAAGCAGCAGCCCCATCTAGTGTGGGGCATAAGCGTTTATATAAATACCATGAACAAACTTAATCCTAAAAACATCATTAAAGTCAGAGAATACACTAAAACCAGGTCATCCAAAAACCAAATAGTTCAGATTGATCTGCCAGACCCTCAACCCGGAGCGCAAGAACTATTTTATGACAACTACGCTGATGTCTGCATATATGGGGGTGCAGCCGGCAGTGGAAAAAGCTACGCTATGTTACTAAAAGCGGCTAAATATTTAAACGTGCCTGGTTATGGTTCAGTAATCTTTAGAAGAACACGACCGGAAATAACTAATGAAGGTGGTTTATGGGATGAGTCTAGGAGTTTATATAAACAAATAAAAAACTCAATAGCCCGTGAGTACCAGCTTGACTGGACATTTCCCAATGGTAGCGCGATTAGTTTTGGTCATGCTCAGTATGAGAAAGATGTAGAAGACAAGTACCCTGGTTCGCAGATATGCCATATCGGTTTTGATGAACTGACTAAGTTTACCGAGCGTCAATTCTGGTTTCTCTTTTCCCGTAATCGTTCCGCCTGTGGGGTCAAGCCTCGCATAGATGCAACTTGTAACCCTGATGCTGATTCATGGGTAGCCAAAATGATTAGTTGGTACATTGATCAAAATACCGGATACCCCATAGAGGAACGGTCAGGAATTATCCGTTATTTCTATCGGATTAATGGAGAATTGCACTGGGGTGATACTGAAGATGAACTTATGGACAAGTTTCCTGACTTAGCGGAAATAGCACCGCCTAAAAGCTTTAGTTTTATTAAGGGTACAGTTTATGACAACCCGGCACTAATAGAAACCAACCCCCAATACTTACAAAATCTATTATCGTTGCACCCTGTAGAGATGGAAAGGCTACTTAAAGGCAACTGGAAAATTAAGTATGAATCAGGGACCATCTTTAACCGTCAATGGTTTGAGATTGTTAATGCAGTTCCCAGTGGTGGTACAACCGTGGCATTTTGGGACTTTGCAGCCACCGCCGCCGATGTTGCCACCAAGTCTAGTTTTTATAGTGTACGTACTAAAATTAAATTACATCAAGGCACGTACTACATCCTTGACTGTCACTGGGAACAGGTATCAGCAGAAGAAGGCGACTTATCAGTAGTCAAAATAGCTTACCAGGATGGCCACGATTGTAAAATCAGGTGGGAATTAGAAGGTGGTAGTGCTGGTAAACGTTATGAAGTTTCGCTAAAGCGTCAATTAGCACAATTTGATGCTAAAGGAATTAAACCATTGGGGGATAAAGTGACCCGTGCCTTACCCATGGCGATCGCAGCCAAACAGGGAAAAGTCAAACTACTTAGGGGTGCTTGGAACGACCAGTTTCTTGCTGCTGTAAACGAGTTTGATGGAACAAAGAAACCCCTAACAAATGACATTGTAGACAGTGCTGATGGGGCTTTTAGTGAGCTAGGTAACGCAGCATCTCGAAGCACCTTTGTGGGCGGAAAAATCAACAATCCGTTTGCTTAGTATTTTCCTTGTTCTGTAACTTTTTTAATCGTCTTTTTCTGCTGTACTCACGCATATATTCCCGTTGCTTCTCGCGCTGTTCTTCAGTCATATTGTCTAACCATCTTTGCCTAGACTCACGCTGCTTTATTAATTGATCCTCTGTTATGTTAGCAGCCCACTCACGATTAGCTTGACGCTGCTTTTCCTTCTGTTCTTCAGTCATGTTAGCAGCCCACTCACGATTAGCTTGACGCTGCTTTTCCTTCTGTTCTTCAGTCATGTTAGCAGCCCACTTACGTTTACGCGCTTTACCTTTTTCGGTAGCGTTGTAGCGGGCTTGAGTTTCTGGATGGTAAGTCATATTGTCTTCCTTTTGATTTGTAATTATTAATATAGTCTATCCATTGCGCCTTGTCAACGTGCCTAAGAATTATGTACTTTAAGTATAAATAGAAATTACTAAAGTTCAGTACATAAACCTGTTGACAATAAATAAATAGTAAGATAGTCTATATATATAAACAAAACACAGGAGACAAGACAATGAAGGTAGACATAACTGAGTCCGGTAATTTCGTTATAGTATCTGAAGGATACTACGCAACAGCAATAACCCGCCCTTATTTAAATTATTGCTCTCTTCAAAGAAGAGAAGAAAAAAAGAAAGATTACGAAAACTATAATCTTTCTTCATATTATGAGAAAACATACGGTAATGGTATGTTTGAAGGGTACGATCATGGGTATGACTTAGGGATCGACGATCCTTATGCCCAAGAGTTTTTAAACTCCAATATTTTATTACAATGTTAGTTAAAGTTGAGCGGAATAAAGATAATTCTTTAGTATTTATTGTTCCCAAAATCTCAATTAGTCCTTTGTCAGGACTTGAGATAATATATCTGCATGAAATGCTAAATGCTGCTACACCAGCATTGATAGACTCAAATACTCTGAGTCTATCACACAAAGATTTTTCGTTAACTGTAAAAGTTAATGAAAAAACAAGAATTTTGGAAAATTAACCAGGAGACAAATGACAGACTTATTTAATTTATGCGAACTCAGTTTCCAACTTCACTGGAAACGTTTGGGTACTATTAAGTTTATCAAGTTACCTGTATTTAAAGTTAAGATCATTCAAGGATCGACCCTTGAATATGGAAGATTAGAGTTTACATGGGATATTTCCCAAGTAGACATCTCAATCCCAGTTCTTTATTCTGAGTACGTCAAAACGACTCAAGAAGTTCATGACTACTATTGGGCTGAATACAACAAGTCAGGCGACCCTGACGACATCCCTTTTTAATCGTGCCGTTTAGTTGTCCCTGGCTAAAACCTTTACAGGGCAATAAGTTTACTCAATACCGTTCAAAATCCCCAGGAACGGTTGGCACGATTGAATAATGAAGCAATCAGTATTTGGCATGATTGAGCCTGTTTAAATTAAATTTAAACAGGCAATTTTTATGGCTTTTTGTCCTTTGGCACGATTGCTCAGGGACAAATTAAATAAACTACACCCGCTTAAACTTTAATTTAAGCGGGTTTTTTATTATCATTGGTAGTAGTTATCTATTTGTCACAATGACTAACTACCAAGTCCGATATGGAGGCAACGCCAAAAAGCATAAAAAGAAATGCCGCAACGCACATATAAGAACCCATGGGATTTGCTGTGTCTGCTTGATTAATAAGTCCGAACAAGTCCATCACTCTAGCTATAGGAAGTCAGGAGACAGATATGGGATTAATATTTTCCCAGTCTGTAGACACTGTCATAAAACTGTCTGTCATAGTCCCAAAAATTGGATTATAGACTCTGTAAATCCAAAATGGAAGAATCATAATACCGCTGAGTTTACAGCCCGCTTAAAGCAAAATTATCAACGGTTGCGGAAATTAAAAATTAATATTAAAAAACCCTCTTAACTATCAAGAGGGTTTTGATTGCTTTATTGCTTTATGGTTCAATCTTCATCTGTATCGCCGTCTTCATCTTCATCTTCATCACCGTCTTCATCTTCATCTTCATCACCGTCTTCATCGCTGCCATATAAGTCATGAATGCTGTTGGCTTCCGCCACTACAGCACATCTACCCAGTGCGGGTACGTAAGCAACTGCTTGGGCTTTGCTGTCTCTCCATCTATACTTCATACTTTTTCCTGGTTTCGTTTATATATATAGTCTATCACATTAGATATTTACCGTCAAGTGGTTTTAGAAAATATTTTGTACTGATTTTTAGTAATTTTTATTTATACAACTACCACCAATAAACACAAAAAACCGCTTAGGTGTTTTGCCTAAACGGTTAACTAGCTATTGACGATAAAACCCGCTATTGGTGTAGCGGGTTATGATGGAATTAAACTTTGAATTTTTTCCTTCTACCTTGGTCCGGCGTTCTTTTTTTCCTGTATGCTATGCAATTCATTATATGGGAGCTAAATTTGTCCCCAGGCTTAAATGCTGGGTGATTGCTATAATAAATTTCTTTGTTCCACACAATAATTTTGTCGTGTATGGATTTGCCTATATATTCTGATGGCTCAAAATCGAACCATTTTCTGGCTTTCGCCAGTTTATTTTTATAGTCATTGTAAGCATTTTGGAGTGCTACGTCAATCGTAATAGCTTCTTTGCACTCTACTTCTGTGTGTACTTCTGTTACCGCCTCTGTCTCTGTTACTACTTCTGTTGCTTCCACTAAAATAAATTGTTGTCCTGGCATTTGAACTATTAGCCCAGCTAGTTCAAATTCTAATAATATATCTAAAATTATAAAACCAAAGTTAGCTTGTATTTCCCTGTGAGATAATTTGTTTTTTTCACAAAACATAACTGCAATGTCATTCATTGCTGTCTGTCTTTCAATCTCTGTTGCTAGTCTTAATTCGTTGTTTTTTTTGGTAGCCATTGTCTGTGTCTCCTGTGTTTTTTGCTTATGTAATTAATATAGTCTATTCCACTATTTATTGTCAATAGGTTTTAGAAAATATTTTTTAAATTCTTAAAACCATTATTTTATAAAGACTTGGGGAATTATCAGGGTAATCCTGTGGTTCTAGTTGTGCCTAAACAGATCTAAGTTTCATTCTTTGCCGTAAACTTGACTACACAAGAAAATCTTTTAAAAGTTCAGTACATAAACCTGTTGACAATAAATAGTGGAATAGACTATAGTAGTTACATAAGCAAAAAACAAGGGAGACAAAACAAATGAACACTTACGCAATTACAAAAACTACCAAGAAATCAGTAACAGTAGTATTTACATTAGTAAATAGAAAAACCAAATCAACATCAGAACTAAAAAAAATTATTAAAACTTATAGCGATATTACAGATGGTCTGAGTTGGTTAGAAGAATCAGAGTTTGTAGCGTTCATTGATGCTGTAAAATTCCTGCTAACACCGGAAGAGTTAGCTAAAATCACCAAAGTTTACACCCCTAACGCTATTCAAAAACTGGAAACAGCTAAACAAGTGAAAGCTAGAAAAGATTGGTATAATAACCCTGCCAATATGGCTAAAATGAACCGCGAGATTAAAAAGATGCAGAATGATCCAGGGTTCATGACTGGTAACGATATCACCAAAGAATTAATTGATTCCACAATTAATAAAGACGTTCAAAGATTATACGGACTTGCTTAAATTAAACCCTACAACCCTTGATTAACAAGGGTTTTTTAATATTTAAAATTATCTTAAAAATCTATTGACAATAAATAGTAGAATAGACTATAGTAGTTACATACACAGGAAACAAGGGAGACAGACAATGACTACAACATTAAACCAATATACTCAACAAGATTACAGTGCAATTAACCGGGTTTTAAGATACGGGAAAAATCATGAGTCAGTAGAACAAATAATTAAAGATTTACAAAATGTTAAATGTTTTAAGGGAATAGTATACCGTGGCTTAACCCTTCACAAGTCAGAAATATCAACAACTTTTAAGGTCGGTAAAGTTTACCGGGATATGGGCTTTATGTCCACATCCAAAAGTGAAGTCATAGTTCAGAAATTCAACTGCTTGGGTGTACCCTTGTCCAGAACAGATAACAGATCGATTACCCTTGTGATTGAGTCTAAAACCGGGAGAGATATTTCTAAGTTCTCTGAATACCCTGAAGAACGAGAGGTATTGTTCTTGCCTTTAACTGGCTTTGAAGTTCTTTCTATTGAGAAAGACGGCTGGGAAGAATATACAATAGTTTTGAAAGAAATTTAATTAATATATAAACTACTTTAAATAACTTGTAACCGCTTAGACTTTCATCTAAGCGGTTCTTTTATGTTCAAATACGTAAATTAAAAATGGTACTTGGATCTGATATTTTAATCTGATATCAACAGGTACTACAGCGATCGCTCAAATACCCAACCGTAAACTTGACTACACAAGAAAATCTTTTAAAAGTTCAGTACAAATTATTTCTAAAATCTATTGACAATAAATAGTAGAATAGACTATAGCAATTACATAAGCAAAAAGCAGGGAGACAAAAATGAAATTCACAATCAACTTTCAAATCTGCACCATTAAGCATCAGATCAAAGCTACATTAAAACTTATTATAAGTGGGATTAAATCTTACGTTGACCAGTTAGTTATTTTAGAGGGTGATTTAGAAAGGTTAGAGACATCTCTAGCACCTTCGTTGGCTACATTGGGTAAAATTACAAAAAACATGATTAAGTCCGTGAAGGGCAATATTCACTTTACATCGGTAGAAATTAAGGCTATAAAGTCTATTCTTGAATCTGGTCTTTTAGGTGAAGGACATACTCAATTTAGGGTAGGAAGAAAAGATTATTATTTCTTAGGAATTGAAGGAAAAGAAATTAAAGTGAGAATTGGTGAAAACAGAACACGCGATTATAGCAATGTCATGAATTATGTTTGCAGCAATGGTGTAGTAACTCTTAAATAAATATTTATTTAGTAGTTACATACACAGGAAACAAGGGAGACAGACAATGTTCATTGAATTTGAAACTGACAAATCTGAATTTATTACCATTGATGCCACTGAAGTCAAATCCTGGGATAAAGAGTCCCTGGTCAGATACGCATCTGAGCAATTAAGAACTAATTACGTTGACTTTAAAGTCATCAGGAAACTGAAAGATAGAGTAGTTACTAATATAGACTGGCGACCCTTAAAAGTCGCCTATAGGCAAGAATGGCTCACGCTTAAACGACCACCGCGCAAGTTTCTCATGTCTATTTAATTTTAAACCCCCCGGATTAGTGCTAGTCCAGAGGTTTCGTTTTTGACTAATTAAATCAGTTCTTTACTGACTGAATAACAAGTGTAGTTGTTTCGGGTAGAGCAATACCAGGGTAAGCGACACGCCAAGCATCATGAGAGTATAAATTTTTCTCAACAAATCTTGGGCATGGCACTTTTTTAATTTCCAATCCCATTTTTACGGATACTGCTTTGAGTCTGTACCACTTAAACCGAGTTTCTGAAATACCGTTAAATTTGGCTATGCGGACAATAGAGGAATAGCTGAATAACTCATCAACCGCTTCAGATAGGTACTCATTTTGTTGTTTTAAAAGGATGTTTTGTGCTTCTAGTCGTTCGTTCTCTTCTGCCAACTTTGCGGCTTCTAGCAACGCTTGAGAATAGGTTTTTGGTATTTGGTGTGCGATCGCTGTACTACCTGTTGACATCAGATCAAAAATATGTCCATCACACCACACAGCAAATTCTGGACTAATCCATCGGGCTAAGTTGATAGCTAAACTAGGATGTCCCCAAGTACCGCCGTTTACCCCCTCTTCTGAATAAACTACCTCAGATGTGAGTGAGTTAGCTAAAATCCTTATGTAGTCTTGAGTTTGCTTTAGTCGCGTCCAGTTGTCAAGTCGTTTCCCGTTGGCTTGACACATCTGGGTAAGGTTGATGAACCCGTTTTGACGGCGAGAAATTGTTTGTCCGTTATAATCAAAAACTGCTAGATTATTCATGTGACCTCGGTGTTAGGTTACTTCCCCTGCGGACTTGGTGCTGATAACACCATCCGGCGAGGGGATTACATAGTAGTTATAGCACAGCTTTTAATACATTGACAAAAAACTCACAATAACCACTGACTAATTACTGCTTGTGCTACCTTTTCCATCATGCGCGGTGGTACACTCATACCTATCATATATTTACCTATCCTTGTACTTCTAGCTTTATAATCATCTGGAAATGAGCCTAAGCGTTTATATTCTCTATAAGTTAGTTTTCTGCATACATCCCAATGCGTATATTGTTCCGGTGTAGAAGCAAGCGTATTAGCAGGGCAACTATCATTTAATCTAATACTGTTAAAGCAAGCATTACGTTTCTCTGTCTTTAATAAAAAAGTTCTGTACATATCACCTTTGCGTGTATGCTCCCAACACTTAATATCGTTGGGACTAGGACGGGTTTCTTTGATTTCATCCTGTGTAAGCACTTGCAAATCACTAGTGGCTTCTCCCGTGCTAACCCATTGGTGCTTAGGTGCTAATATCAGCTTAGGCTTATGAATATCGTTGCGTAGTGCAATAAAAAATACCCGTTCTCGTCTCTGCGGTACACCACAGTCAGCAGCATTAACCAAGAATAATTGGGGGCTGTAACCAATAGCTTTGAATCTATCAATAATGAGTTTGCAGTAACCTTTAGCATTACCTAATATCAACCCCTTGACATTTTCAGCGATCGCCACCTTGGGTTTTAGCTTTTGAACTAAGCTTAAATAGTCAAAGAAGAGGTCGTCTAAAACCTGTACAGCTTGACCTTCCCGAAAGTGTTTTTTCTTCCCCCAGTCCTTTTCCCGATTACCTGATACTGAAAAATTAGAACAGGGTGGGCTGCCATCTAATATGTCTAAATGATAGAGTTCACTGGGCAACTGTTTCTTGATTAAGTCCTTAACTGGACACAAGAAATAATGTTGAGGATCAAGATTTAGCCGATAATGATAAGCCATCTCAGGATCAATATCATTAGCAGCAATGACATTGCAACCTGCTAGTTTGTAACCCATAGAACTACCACCACCGCAACTAAAAGTAGACATCACCTTTAGTCCATTTTGGGGTATAAGCTTCAAATCTTTTAAGTACCAGGCGTGGGGATTATTCATTTTTTATCATTGTACTGAAAACCACATTTAGGACACTTGTGGTCAAATTCAAACTCATCTACATTGACTTCCTTGGTTGAGGATTTTGGGCTGTAAGGTTCATTAACCTCCTCTTCCTGTTCATCATCTAAAAAACTCAATTCCAATTCCCCAAAACCCGTTAAACCTAAATCAAAATCACTATCCTGTAGAAACTCAAAATCCAGTTTCAACATTTCCGGATCAAATCCAGTATTCATGGTCAGCTTGTTGTGTGCTAACCGATATGCCACTTTTTGAGCATCTGACAGCCCAGTAACTTGAATTACGGGAATTGTACTATCACCCCTTTTCTTGGCTGCTAAAAGCCGACCGTGACCTTCTAGTATTTCACCATTCTCATCTACTGCCACCGGGTCGAGAAAAGTAAATTCCTCAATAGAGTTGGCTATCTGTTCAATGTGAGAATCAGGGTGCAACTTAGCATTGTTCTCATAAGGAGACAGCCGATCAATATCCCATTCTTCTATCTGGCTACGCTTGATTTTGCTCATCAAAGTACCACTTATACGCTTTTTTCATTACACGCCGTATTATATCACGTTTATGTTGACTGAGTCCACTAAACTCAATTAATCCATTCACTTTTTCCTGGGGGATATCCCTCAGCAATCGCCCCAAAGCAACTCCCACAAATGCAGTACCTAAAATCTCAATTCCTGTAAAATCCAATTGCACTAACTCATTACGCAGTAAGTGGTAATGAATTGCCTTGTATACAGTTTCTCCATGTTCAATAGCGATCGCGTTATATCCAGTAAAATCAAAAACTTTAAATGACTTCATCTTCACCTCCATTGCTTGGATCAATAATTTGGTAGCCTTCCTTAGATAGCTTATCAGCAGCCGCGTTGACATCAACAAAGTATTTTATTCCTCTAGTCTCATTGATAGCACTTGTTGACCGCTGTAAGGCTTGTGACCATTGATTTGTTTCAGGTGCGCTATGTAGAGAAATTGCTTTCTTTCTTTCTTCTCCTGTTAGTTCTAAATCTTCTGCCAATTGCCGTGCCTTAACCTCAATTATTTTAGCCACATAATCCCTAGCGAGTTTGTGTACTTTGTAATTTTCAATGACAATTTGAGAGAGTTCATCTGATATTTTCTCAGATGCTTTTTGTATAGTTTTAACCTGAATAGTTGTCTTGAGGGTGTCTTGGTACTGTCGCCTTTGGTCTACCCATAATTCTCGTCTTACCCATACCTCAACAGTTCCCTTCCCTAAGCCAGCCTCGACAGCCAGTTTTCTAATACCTATATCCTCTTCGCTTTCAACGTAGCGACGGCGACACTGTTCTTTAGTCCAAGGCTTTGGTAGTTTTTCCCATTTCATAGCAGTAAAAACTCAATATTTTTATTTTTAATAATTACATATAATTAATTGTTATGTACAATATCAGTAGAAATATTTTGATAAATTTTGTTGAATATATAGCTCGCTTAGACGTGATCAAGGTCTAAATATTTGAATCAAACTCAGTTCCAATTTAAACACTTTCTCACTTGATGGTGTCCACTTAAACGTCTCGCAACGGTACAAAGTCGAATTAAAGTAGAAAGGCTTACCTAAATTATTAGTTAAAAAAGTATCAATCTCTGAATAAGTAAATAGACTATCAATGGTCAAGGTCAAAGTCTGCGTACCGACCACCTGGTTAAGCTGGTTTCTATTCCCTTTCTCATCCACACCACCCTGGTAGTTTTGAGATAAGAAACTTGCTTCAAAACTTATGGCATTATCCCAACTGATTTTAAGAGAACTAGGCGCATTTGGGAACATAATGATAAAGCTGTCAGCATTACTGACAGCAACCTTAATTTATCTGAGCTTGACATTATTATTGTAGCGTAAAATCTTTGTTTTAATTGCTTTTAATGTCATATATTTAAGTTAAATGCTATAATATTTAAACCTAGTCGCGCGGTGATGTTCTCAGCATCAAGCCACCACTAGGAGTAGGTCCAACATACCCACGCATCTATTTTACCATGAAAACTTTTGAATTTAAACTTGACCCCACGGTTGCACAAGTACAAACGATTAATCAATGGCTAGACAAACTCAAGTGGGTTTGGAATACAGGGCTGTCACTCAAACTAGCAGGAAGACAGAAATATTATAGAGAGAAAGAAATAGGCGATCGCATTATTCCTGATGGTGTAGTTTTGCAGTGGAAATGGCGAAAGGTTGTTACTGAAGACAAGAAAGGTAAGTCTACTGAGAAGTGGGAGAAAGTCCGCTTAGTCGGTACAGGTGTCATCAGACCTAAAAGCGGTCATCCTTACTGTGAAATTAGACAACACTTAAATATTGAAAACCCTGATAAATATGCACAATGTGAATTTTATAGGAGAGACAATATTCCCGACTTTATGGCAGATGTTCCCACTAAATTTAAGGCAGGGGTAATTGATTCTTTAAAGAAATCATGGAAAGCTTACGTTACTCCAAAACACCCCGGTAGAAAGCCAAAATTCAAAGGGAGAAACGATAAAATCAAGTCGCTTGTTAATTTCAATGCTGGGGGTTTATCTAAAGAACTAAAACCAGAAAAAATACCCGGTTCAAATAATGGTTATGTCCAGTTCCCCAAGCTTGGTAAAATTAAAGTTAAGGGATTATTTGATAGATATGACTGGCAAGAATGGGGTCCTGCCAGAATAGTTAAAGAACCATCAGGTTACTATCTTCATGTATGCGTTGATATCCCCAATGACCCATTACCAAAATCTGATAAAGCAGTAGGAATTGATCCGGGTTTACTATCAGTTATCACCACAGATCAGGGGAGAGAAGTTGAGCCGCCTAGGCTATTTAGGAAACAACAAACTAAGCTAAGACGGTTACAGCGTAAAGCGTCTAGGCAACAAAAGGGAGGATGTAATCAGAAGAAAACCTATCAAAAAATAGCCTTACACCATGAAAAGATCCGCCGCAGCCGCAACGCATTTAATCATAAGCTATCTACTAAAGTTGTGCGTGAGTATTCTGGCATTGTCATGGAAGACATCAAAATACAAAATCTAAACCGTAAGCCCAAAGCCAAGAAACGTGAAGACGGCAATGGCTATGAACAAAACGGTGCAAAACGTAAAGCCGGGTTAAACAAAAGTTTTGCCGATTCAGCACTGGGTGATTTAATCAGTAAGATTGAAACAAAGTGTAAAGATACTGATAGAGAGTTTGTAAAAGTTGCGGCACACTACACTACGGTTGACTGTTCAAAATGTGGTGCTAAAATAAAGAAAGCATTGAGCCAAAGAACTCACCGCTGTACAGAATGTGGTCACACAGAAGGACGTGATTCTAACGCAGCTAAGAACATCTTACTCAAAGGCAAAAAGCAATTATCAGCAGTGTACCGCGCTTGGGCGTGGGAACATGGGGAAACCCGAAAGCCTGGCTCTGATTCCAATACGGAATGTCACCAGGAAGGTGTGCAAGCACCACCGGAGGATGGATATTCCTCCCAATTAAACCCCGAAAGGGGAACTCAGCGCGGAAGGGGGGATGTAAAAACCTCTAAAGCCGTGAAAACAACCTCAAAGGTAGACACCGTAAGCAATCCGAACCTTGACAATTTATCCATCACCCGCGCACCTTACCCAATAAGCATTTCAGCTAATTCAGCGAAAACTCAAAAACCTGGAACAAAGAAAAATAAGAGATCCGCGCAATCAGGGGATGAAACCTTTACACAGCTTACGATCTGGGATACGGCAGGTGAAACCGACCTTGGGGAACTGGGTTAATTGCAAGTGAGCAATGGCTTAAAGGTGCCTGATAAGTTTTTCTGGTGAAACCGACCTTGGGGAACTGGGTTAATTGCAAGTGAACATTTGTACAACAAAAAGTTGTCAGAACGGTGAAACCGACCTTGGGGAACTGGGTTAATTGCAAGCCCACCTCTAGCGAGATTTTAGAAGTAGTAGAAGGGTGAAACCGACCTTGGGGAACTGGGTTAATTGCAAGCAGGATATTGAATATTGTAAAAAAACTCCAGAATTAGGGTGAAACCGACCTTGGGGAACTGGGTTAATTGCAAGAAAATCCTATTGAAAGAATAAAAGAATGGTGTGGCTTGGTGAAACCGACCTTGGGGAACTGGGTTAATTGCAAGAATGGTTTTGATGTAAAAATTGCTGATAATGAATTGGTGAAACCGACCTTGGGGAACTGGGTTAATTGCAAGGTGATACCCACCGCCCACCCCCAACCCCCCTCCTGGTGAAACCGACCTTGGGGAACTGGGTTAATTGCAAGGACTAGATTATGTTTAAATTTAGGATTGATAAAAGAGAGGTGAAACCGACCTTGGGGAACTGGGTTAATTGCAAGTCATGCCCTAAGCTATTGCTTAATAAGTGGATGTGGTGAAACCGACCTTGGGGAACTGGGTTAATTGCAATATCAAACCAAAAAGCTAGGTAGTACTTGCACTAATGGGTGAAACCGACCTTGGGGAACTGGGTTAATTGCAAGCCTACAGAGATAAGCTTGAAAGTATCAAAGAAATGCTCAGGTGAAACCGACCTTGGGGAACTGGGTTAATTGCAAGACTAAAGCTTATCCCTTTATGGATTGAATTAACAGGTGAAACCGACCTTGGGGAACTGGGTTAATTGCAAGAATTTGGGGGGACGTGACAGGGGAAAAACCGCGATGGTGAAACCGACCTTGGGGAACTGGGTTAATTGCAAGAGTGGCAATAAATATCTTGTCGCCACCATCCGGTGAAACCGACCTTGGGGAACTGGGTTAATTGCAAGTTACATTTGTAATTATATTAGTCTTACTTATATGTCATGGTGAAACCGACCTTGGGGAACTGGGTTAATTGCAAGGATATTGAATTGACTGAAAACAAAGAACAAAATATTGGGTGAAACCGACCTTGGGGAACTGGGTTAATTGCAAGCTTCTGGAGTGCGATCGCGCGTCCAGTCATTGATTGGTGAAACCGACCTTGGGGAACTGGGTTAATTGCAAGCCTCATTTAGAGAGGCATTTTTAGCGTAGGGGAATCGGTGAAACCGACCTTGGGGAACTGGGTTAATTGCAAGACGATCCAAGCCTAACAACCATCTTCTACCCTCCCCCGGTGAAACCGACCTTGGGGAACTGGGTTAATTGCAAGGTAGTTCAGGTTGTGGGATTGTTTTTAAAAACTCGGTGAAACCGACCTTGGAGAACTGGGTTAATTGCAAGGCTATTGGCTATAGA